CAATGATCGGTGTGGCTCTTGACGCGCATCCCTCGACCCGCCATCTGGACGTACAGACTGGCGCTCATCGTCGGGCGCAGCATGGCGATCAGGTCAATGTCGGGATAGTCAAAGCCAGTTGTCAGCACATTGGCGTTTGTCAAGGCTTTTAGCTTGCCAGCCTTGAAGTCGCCGATCATGCGCTCACGTTCTTTCTTTGGTGTCTCACCCGTCACGCACTCAGCCGCCACACCCTGCTGGCGCAAGACTTCTGCAACGTGCTGCGCGTGATTTACGCCAGCGCAAAAAAACAGCCATGCCTTGCGGTCACCAGCTAAAGCCACAACCTCGCCCACCACCTTCTGATTCTGATCGTCAGTATCAACAGCGGCCTGCAACTCAGACTCAATGAACTCGCCGCCCCGCTTATGCACACCAGTCACATCCAGCTTGGCCTTGGTGACCTTTGAGCGCAGCGTTGACAGATAGCCCTTAAACACCAACTCCTCAATGCTGATCGGCTCAATCAATGCGTCAAACAGCGCAGGCTTGTCGGTGATCAGTCCATGCCCAAGCCTGTAAGGTGTAGCGGTCAACCCAACTACCCGCAAAGCAGGATTGATTGCCTTGAGTTGCTCCAACAGCGTGCGGTAGCCGCCCTCGTCTTTGTGGTTGACCAAGTGGCACTCGTCAATGATCACCAGATCAATGTGGCCCAACTGATGCGCTTTGGTACGCACAGACTGGATGCCAGCAAAGGTAATCGGCTCACCCAAGTCCTTGCGCCCAATGCTTGCGCTGTAGATGCCCATCGGCGCACCCGGCCAGTGCTGGCGCATCTTCTCAGCGTTCTGCTCAATCAATTCCTTGACATGCGTGAGCATCAAAACTCGCGTCTCAGGCCAGTTCTGCAAGGCATCCTTGCACAGCGCAGCCACAATGTGACTCTTGCCAGAGCCGGTGGGCAGCACCAGACAAGGATTGCCCTTGCCGCCTTCTTCAAACCATGCGTAAAGTTGGTCTATCGTTCTTTGTTGGTAGTCTCTCAGCATGATTGCCCTACACCGTACCCAATCAAATAAAAAATCACTGCCACAACAACAGGATGTTTGAGACATCGACCTGTAAACCACCAGTCAATAAATTTGTTGATGTTCATCCCACAACCCGCGCATTAAAGTTTTTACGCATCTCAGCAATCACAGGATCACCGCTACCGCAAGCCTCGGCATTTGCCAGTAGTTCCGCACTACCCCACACGCCCTCTCGCGCTGGGTCACCGTTGGCTATATTTATACCGTTTACCTCGTATACAGCCGTAAATTCGTCAGGCCCGTCTTTGCGTTGCCAAGGCACTAAGTCTGGGTGCAGCACATGGCTTTCGCAACCCTTGTGCTGGGCATCCACTGGGATCACATCGTCCCACTTGGCGCAGTGCCAAGTCGAGTCAGGCATTGGCGTTGCATTCGCACAGGTGCGGCAGTTGACATGCTTGGTGGTCTTGCTCTCATGGCAGAACTTGTACGCATCGCAGAATTTGCACTGATACCAGCTTGGGTCAGTGCTGATTGGGGCTGGCATACGCTCAGACAATGCAATGTAATGCCCACGGCGTACTGCTTTTTCTGAGACTTCTTTGTCAAACTTCACGCGCTCCGTGTGGATGCGGTCATCGTCCTTGCAGATGGCGACATACAGCGCACGGTCAATTGCAGTGCCCTGCATATAGACCTGCATCTGCACAAAATGTTCGGGCTTTGATTTCTCCACGCCATTCTTTGCCAAATCATCAAAGGACTTCTTGGAATGCGTTTTGAACTCGGCAACGTGCTTGGCCTTTGGCGCTTCAGGCACACCCTTGTCAATGATGGCGTCCAAGCTGCCAGAAACATGACTGCCGAAGTCAACGCGATGCTGGCTTGACACCTTGCGTACATCCAGCCCGATAGCACGCAAGTCGCTGATGATGGTGGCTTCCTCGTTCTGTCCCCTGCGAAACAGGCGCAGAATTCTCCCCGGAAACTCAGGCTGCACCGCCCACCGGAACGATAACCACAGCCAGCGATCACAGACATGGCCTAGCGTACTAGCCCCAAGATGTGGCCTTGGTTTCTCACTACGACCTTCATGGTGCTTATCAACCAACGATTGGATGTTAATATCGCTATCGGGAATCTTCATTGTTCTCTCCTTGATTGATATTTGCCCCGACCTTCAACAGTCGGGGCTTTTTTTAAGGTGGGGGTACTCGCTGCACTGTGGATAGGGCCGGAACCTATCTATGGCGAAAGTTCACAGCATCCGCTTTCCCCCCGAAAATTACTTCTTAGCCCAAGGTGGCGCAGTCTTGCTACCCGCAGCGGCTGGAGCAGAAGCTGGTGCTGATGGAACGCTTGGCGCTACGCTGCCAGACATAGACTTGAAGCCCCGCACCTCGTTGCTTGCACCGTACTGAGGGTCTTGCTTGATGTCCAGCTTGATGGCAATCTCACCACCAATCAATTGGTCGGTATCTGTGACTTTAGCTAGTCCAATCGCACGCATGATCTCGCCCAGTTGCTGGCGTCCAATCTCCTCGGCCTTTGGGTTGGCGTTCTTGATGTTCAGATTGCCAAACACCACACGACCTTGGTGGCTCGGGCCAGTGATGTCGTAGCGCAGCTTGATGTACTGACCGTTGCCAGCCTTGGTCGCCTTCAGTTCAGCTTGCGAGATGGTGCATGTGTACCAGCCAGCAGGCAGTGGCTCAAAGTTGTTGGTGTTGCCAATAGGAAGTTCGTTAATGTCAAAAGTCTCGGTAAGAAAAGCCATAATTTATTCCTTGATAGTAATTTTGAAAGATGGGCGACCGGGTTTGGCCGTAATTGCACCAGCCAGATGACGGGTGATGGATTCGTCTGCTGCCTTCCAAAGAGTCATATTGATCTCTGGTTTCCAGCGGAATAACGTAGATAGATGTTCGTTCAGTCCTGATTCGGTAGCCAGCATTTGCAACTTCTCAGCATCAACCTTGCGGTCAATGCGGCCAGAGATTTTGACCACATAGCCATCTGGCTCTGCTGTTTCAGTGGACTCAAACGCTTCAGGCAAGCGCAGGGCTTTGACAATTTGGTCTTCGATCTTGCGGCGCTCAATTACTGCCCGTTCTTCAGAGGATTTGATCCGCACCCATTCGGCGCTTAGGGTTTGGATGTCAGTCATGCCTTGCCCCCAATCTTGTTAATGATTGCACCCAAATCTGGCGCTTCCCACGCTTCCAGCTTGCCTGAGCGATCCTTGGCCAGCCAGAGGCCATCGCTATCGCACATCAGTGCGCGTTGCGTTACGCCCTCGGCATCTCGCTCGACACGCAGTGCCAACACTTCATCAAAGAAGTAAGGCAAGCCTTGGGTGAGGCTCTTGCCTGGCATTCCCGGGTTGTAGAGCATCTTGCCCATCTCGTCTGTGCTTTTCTCCAACTTGGCGCTCATGTAAACATGCTTGCCCGGCAAGTCTCGGAACGCCCTGATCAACTCCTGCATGGTGCTATTCATTTCGCCGTAAGCTGCGCGACCATCTTTAGACTTCTTCATTTCATGGTGCAGCACCACCTCAGCCACCTCGCTGATTGAGTCCAGAGCCACAGATTGGAAGCCTTCAGCCTCTTTACTGTCTTTGCACCAAGCAAATGCCTCACGCAAATCGTCCATTGACGTAATCTCAATGTAAGGCAAATCAGCGTCTTGGATAGACAGCAGACCGCCCTCGGCAGACAATACGATCACATTGGGCAGTGTCTTGACCAGCGTAGTCTTGCCTGACCCTGCTGCCCCATACACCAACAACTTCACTCCATTGGCGGTTAGACCACCTGTTGACTTCAGATTGATAGCCATTTGGCTCTCCTTGATTTTCACCCACTTCAGGAAATCTGTTCTGGGTGTGCTTGAACTGTAGCACACAATCTGGGGTAACATACAACCATTGAAATAAATTAATTTAACAAAGGAAAAGCACCATGATGACCTTAGAGCAAATACGAGACGCACTTTCTGACCGAATGCCCAGCAAGGTAGCCGAGGCAACCGGCATTCACTACAACACCATCCGGCAGATGCGCGACAACCCAAATGCCAACCCTACGCACAAAGTGATGTTGGCCTTGTCTAACTATCTGGAAAGTCGGAAGGTAGCGCATGGCTGATCTGTCAAACATCCTCGGTGGCCCGTGGTCGCCATCCCCAGAAAAGTTAGTCGCTCCCCCTGAACACCAACTCATTGACGCCATGCGTTCTGCGGGGCTTGAGCCACCAGAGGAAATTAATTTCGATGGCAAGATTCACCGCTTTCGGTCTGGCACAAAGGGATCGCCAGGACACGGCGACAAACCGGGCTGGTACTTGGTCTTTGGCGATGGCATCCCCGCTGGGCGTTTTGGGTGCTGGCGTGCTGGTATGGAGCAAACTTGGCGTGCAGATATAGGCCGAAAACTAAGCCAAACCGAGGAAATGTCACACGCCAAGCGATTAGCTGAGGCCAAAGCCTTGCGGGACGCCGCCATCGAGCGCCAGCATCAGGTCGCCAGCGACACAGTCGAGAAAATCTGGACAGGCGCACAAGCGGCCAGTGCCGAACATCCTTACCTTCAGCGCAAGGGCATCAAGGTGCATGGCGCACGGATTACAGGAGATGGGCGGTTAGTTCTTCCCCTGTACGATGCAGACGGCACACTGTCCACCCTGCAATACATAGACCACGAAGGCGGCAAGTTGTACCACTCAGGCGGTCAAACTGGTGGTAAGTTTTGGCAGATAGGATCACTAGATGAACCCGGCACGATTTATGTTGCCGAAGGCTTTGCCACCGCAGCTACCATTTATGAGGCTACAAATCGCCCTGTGGTGGTCGCCTACAGCGCCAGCAACTTAGTGCCAGTGACCGGCTCATTGCGAGAAAAGCACGGCCCAACTCAGGAAATCGTGGTTGTGGCCGATAACGACGCCTCTGGCGTAGGCCAACGCTATGCCGAGCAAGCCAGTGCCAAATACGGCGCACGCATGGTTATGCCTCCGATTCTCGGTGATGCCAACGATTATGTCCAAGCTGGGCATGATCTGGCTAGCCTTTTAGCGCCATCAGTGACCGACTGGCTCGTCCCCGCCGACGAGTTTTCATCCCAACCCAGCCCCATCTCGTGGTTGGTTAAGCGTTGGGTTCAGGAGCAGGCTTTGGTCATGGTGCATGGCCCATCTGGTGGCGGCAAGACATTTGTGGTGCTGGACTGGTGCTTGAGAATTGCCAGCGCCACCCCCGATTGGTGCGGAAACAGGGTCAAAGCAGGCAATGTTGTCTACTTAGCAGGCGAAGGCCACCACGGACTAAAAAGCCGAATAGCCGCTTGGAAGCATCACCACAAAGCCGGAAAACTCAGCATGTGGCTCTCCAAACATGGCTGCGACCTCAACACCCCAGTCGGCTACCTCAAGGTGGTCGAACATGTCCGAATGCTCCCCGATCCGCCAAAGGTCATAGTAGTAGATACCCTGCACCGATTCTTGGCCGGTGACGAGAATAGTGCCCAAGATGCCAAGACCATGCTGGACGCTTGCTCCAACCTAATGCTGGAATTCAACTGCTCAGTCATCTTAGTCCACCACACAGGCGTATCCGAAGAAGCCCAGCACCGTGCCAGAGGTTCATCAGCCTGGCGTGGAGCATTGGACATCGAGATCAGCGTTATCCCCGCCAGCCCCAACCAACCCATGCAATTGGTGCAGCGCAAGTCAAAGGACGCAGAAATTGCCAGCCCCATCTACATGGACTTGCAACAAGTCGTTATTCCAAGTTGGTACGACGAGGACAACCAGCCAGTCACCAGCGCCGTTCCAGTCCAGGCTACCGCACCAGCCGCCCCATCAAAGAAGGACTCCAAGATAGATGCCCACCGCAAAATGTGGGAAAACGCTTGGTGGGCCAGCGATGCTGAAGTCAGGGATGACCGCCCGTATCTATCCAGATCAGCCCTGAAAGACAAACTAGCGGCAGATGGGAACGCCGAGCGCACCGTCAGAAATATGATTAACCCGTCCTACAACGACAAGCTGATCGGCGCTTTAATCCAGTCTGGGATGATTGAGGCGACTGAACATGGCTGGACTATGGTCGATGAAACGCAGGCAAGCAGCATGATGATGCGTAAGAATGCTGAGACTTGATGGCAAATTGCCCTGTGGATAACCTGTGGATAACTTTTAAAATGTTGACCCTAAATGACCCTAGGGTCAAGTCTAGGGTCAGGGTCAAAAATGGGCAAAACAGCGCCAAAGTTGACCCTCCCTGACCCCCAACCCTTAGGGTTGGGGTCATAGGGTCAAGGCGATGCAGGGTTTTTGAGGGTTAGACTTGAAATTGAGTTTTGCCTGTGGATAACTTTTTTGGATAGGGTGACTTGAGGTTGCCTACTTTTTGGAAAGATGGTGATTCAAATGGGAGTTTATGGATTGGGCAGACCAGCAGACCCTAACGTCAAACACTTCCAGCGCAAGCTCGGGCCCGCTGAGAGGGCTACGCTTTTGGCTGCTGGTGATGGTGATATGTCCGCTGGCTTCTTGGAAGTTATCGACACCTACCAATTTTTTTACAATCTTGGATTGCGGCCCTCTACGGCACGAGATGCTGTCTCCCTGACCATCCTAGAGCCTGACGATTAGAACGCCTTGTAGCCCCGTTTAAAGCCCTTGGCGAGGCATTGGCGATGGTTGGGAACTGGCTTGTTATAAAAGTATTGTTTGAGTGAAGCTATCGGTTTGGAGATGTCGATAGGATTTGGCTATCGGGATTAGGTACTGCCGGGAAGCACCATCCGCCTCTTTTTCTCTTTTCTTTTTCCCCCCAATTTTTTCTGCTCAAGCCGGGTTATCCACAGGGTTTTTGCCAAAGTTATCCACAACCCATAAAAGTTATCCACAAATGTAGATCGTTGGCATTACATTTTATGTGCATAACTTTTAAATCACTTAACATAATGATGATCGTAGAATATGGATTTAGGGTTTTCCCTAGGTTTTTGGCTTTTGGATGGGGGGGGGGAGGGGGTCGTCGTTGGTTGTGAATATTGGTGTACCCACCTCCCCTCCGAAAAAGCTAAAATAGCAAAAACTCCGAAAGGGTAAAGTGGCTACGAAAAAAAAGTTAAGTTCAGTCCAGATGACGATCCAGCGCTACGCAGAGAATCCACCGGCGACGCTACCCAAGACGGATCACCAGCGCATCAAGGAGCTCAAAGAGTTGATGATCCGGTCTGGCGGTAAGGATGTAGCTGAAAAGGTAATCCAGATTGCGCTCAACGATGAGCATCCCGGTCAGATGGCGGCGCTGAAGATGTGCATGGACAGGACGCTGCCAGTCAGCATGTTTGAAAAAGACAAAGGCCAAAGGTCAGCAGTCACGATCAATATCACGGGGTTAGGCGAAATCTTACCTACTATTGAAGGTGCGGCTATTGCTCAAGATGTAGAATATAGGCAAGCCGACTCGTAAGAGCTTTTAGCGCGTTTTGGGGTGCGCGTGGCTGACCACCCCAACCCTTCTAAAAGAGGCCACCATGACAAAAGCAGCAGATCGTGCCAAGGCAAAAGAACTTGGCGAGCGTTTTTACAGTACCGGCAAACCCTGTAAGCGCGGCCACATTTCCAAACGCTATACAGGCAAGGGCACTTGTTGCGAGTGCATGGCTGTTGATTTTGAAGCAAAAAAAGAAGATCGTCTCGGCCAAATGCGGGCGAACTACTCAGCAAAAAAATCACAATACGCCGATCGTATGGTGCTTTGGCGCACAGACAACAGACACAAGCAAGCCTCGTATTCCGCCAAGAAAAGGTCGGAAATGCTACTGCGAACACCAAAATGGTTAGATGATTGTGCTTTTGAGAAAATTGAAGAATACTACTTTACCGCGCACATGCTTGGTATGCACACAGGGGAACATTACCATGTTGACCACATAGTACCATTGCGCGGAAAGTTGGTAAGTGGGCTGCATGTTCCGTGGAATTTACAGGTCTTGACCAAAGTTGATAACCAAAGAAAGAAAAATAAATTTCATGTCTGACCTTAATTTTTCCTTACTGCCTTGGCAACAAGAAGTTTATTTAGATTCCACGAGGTTCAAAGTAATTGCGGCTGGACGGCGGTGTGGGAAAAGTAGGCTAGCAGCCACCACACTTATCATTGAGGGCTTGCGTTGTCCACCGGGATCGGCAGTGCTGTATGTGTCTCCTACGATGGGGCAGTCGAGGCAAATTGTTTGGGACTTGCTGCTTGATCTGGGGCGCGAGGTGATCCAGTCGAGCCATGTCAACAACTTGGACATCACGCTGATCAATGGCGCAAGGATTTATGTGCGGGGCGCTGACAGGCCGGACACGCTGCGGGGCGTTTCCTTGACCTATGCGGTGCTGGACGAGGTGGCCGACATCAAGCCCGAGGCGTGGGAGCAGGTCATTCGGGCGTCTTTGTCAGACCGCAAGGGCCGGGCGATGTTTATTGGCACGCCAAAGGGTCGCAACTGGTTCCATGACCTGTGGAAGTTGGGGCAAGATGAGCAGGACAGCGATTGGAAGTCATGGCACTTCACGACAGCGGATAACCCATTGATAGACGCTAGTGAGATTGAGTCAGCCAAGAAGACACTCAGCAGCTTCGCGTTCAAGCAGGAATTCTTGGCGTCTTTCTCCAACGCTGGCGCGGATGTGTTTAAAGAGGAGTGGATCAAGTACGGCGTCGAGCCTGAGTATGGCAGCTACTTCGTGGCGGTGGACTTGGCGGGATTTGAGGAAGTGGCGAAGCAGGCGGCGAATTCCAAGAAAAGGCTAGATGAGTCGGCCATTGCGGTGGTAAAAGTGACAGACGACGGCAAGTGGTTTGTCAAAGAGATTGAACATGGCAGGTGGGATATTCGTGACACGGCATCCCGTATTCTCATGGCAATGCGCGAGTACAGGCCGTTAAGTGTAGGTATCGAAAGAGGCGCATTAAAAAACGCCGTTCTTCCGTACCTATCGGACTTAATGCGTAAAAATAACATTTATAGCCATATTGTTGATCTGACCCATGGAAACAGAAAAAAGACGGATCGTGTTATTTGGTCATTGCAAGGTAGGTTTGAACACGGTAGAATCATTCTTAATAGTGAGGAAGATTGGTCAGACTTTACGGATCAACTGCTCATGTTTCCGAGCCAAGGCGTCCATGACGACCTTCCAGATGCGCTTTCTTACATTGACCAACTGGCTGTTACCAGTTACTTTGAGGAAGATGATGACGAAAATTCTTGGCAACCCCTCGACATCATCTCAGGTGTTTGAGCTAACAAAGCTCTGCCCAAAATGTAAACAGACACTCCCTACAACTTCTTTTTTTAAGCACAAGGGTCGCAGAGACGGGCTTCAAGCCTATTGCAAAAACTGCAAGTGCCTAAGGGATAGGCAGTATGATGCGGAGCACCGAGAAAAAATAAACGGCGCAGCGAGGCAGCGTAGGTCTACGGGCGATTCAAGGCAAGCGCATCTTGCAGCGCTAACAAGATACC